TACACCTGATACTTCGGCGCTATCTGTACCTAGCATTGAGTCATTGATACCTGAGATGCTTTGGATATTCGCTTGTGCTTTTTGGGCGATGCGATCCAAACCAGTTGGGATACTATTAGGGTTGATCTTAGTTGGGGGTGTAGAACCTCTGTTGTATTCAAGAACAAGGCCTGTCTCTGCGCCGTGCTCCTCGAGGTCGTCTGCCGTCATACCAACCAGTGAGCCTGACTCTACCATCCAGCCACTGTTAGCTGTGGTGTTAACAATGTGCAACTCTTGTGAAGCAATTTTATTTAGCTGCTCTTGTGGTGATAGAAGGTTGCGAACCATACCAAAAGGTTTACCGCGTCTAAAGTAGGCAAAAAACGGTATAATTGTAAAGTCTCGATATGGAGACCAGTCATCGTGCAGTACAACGTGGTCACATGTTACTGTCCAACGTACCTTCTTTATCATCTTACTAATAAGGTTTAAGCCGTACTGCTTAGCAAATTTTTTCTTTTTCTGATCTGACCAAGTAGTTGGGGAATGTCTTTGGTCACCTGTATTAGGGTCAACGAAGAAGTCACAACGTGATAGTTTCTTATGTTGACGCTCAATCACTCGAAGTGAACGTACGTTGCGGTACTCATCGTCTCCCGGAACATCCGCCCCGAAGTAATCGTCACTTGGATCAAGGTCACCGAATCGTGTCTCATCGTACTCGATAGAGTCTCGTCCGAAACTACTGCCGTTCTCAGCGATAAAACGCAAGTCCTCAGCTTTCTTCTTACCGTATAGCTCTTCGATCTCATCGAGTGTCATCCACTTGGTTTCAAAGACCTCGTTCCAAGTTTTAGGATCTGCATCTTTGGCATCTGGATCGATGAGGATGTCTAGTGGGTCTTTGGCAGTGATTCGTATCTCACCTTCGACATGGTCTGAAAAGTCCATACGCGCATCAAAGTAACCACGACCGTCCATAATAAGACCGTCGCTAAATACTTGCTGCTCAACCCAATCCAGCTTGTTACTGTCTGCAATCTGCATATATAACTTAGTAAGGGTATGCGCTACTTCTTCGTCGCCACCTCTGCGTGGTTTGAACTTAATGTCAGCTCTTCGTGATGACTGCTCACCGAGTACAGTATTAATAGTAGGTAGTACTGTATTAATAGTAAGTGCTGGACGGCCTTCTGCTTCTAACGACATTTTGTCGTAGTCGTCCCACTGATCACCTGAATAATAGGCATCACATTTTTTAGCCATATCGATGTAGTCAAGATGGCCGTTGTCTCGGGCTCGTTCATAACGGTCCCACTGCGCTCGTGCTATTTCTTGCTGTTTGGCAGAACTTAGCTTCTTCATATTTTATACACTCATCGGTGATCTGTCTTTAACTTAGGCGCTTGCCCAAGCGATGGGGGTTCATAAAAATCATACTTAATTGCTGATAATGCTTTCTTTGGGTCATAGGACTGAGTTTCGTGGTTCATCCTTGGCCAGATGTTTGCTGGGTGGTTCTCTATAGGAACGCCCATGTCTGCCGGTACAACAGGGATTTCGCCAGATCTAATTAGTGGCTCCCATTTTTTTCGGGCTTCTCCCATAGTAAGGTTTTTTCCCGTTTCGCGATCATAGAAAGGGACGGTGGCGATATAACCATCGACTTCTAGCCCTCTAGCAAGTACCGTAGTTGGCGTCCCGTCTTCGTTGCGACGGGCTTTCTTCAGGGCAAGCGTGTCTTCGTGATACTTGTTTACGAATTCGAGGTAATCATTCGCCTTATTTGTAACTCTAAAACCGCTCATCTTATGCACTCATTGGTGATTTATCACGTTTTGTATTAAACATCGTTGGTAACTTATCTCTCCACGACGGTATATGCTGTACTGGCGCCTCATACGTAGCAAACTCGGTCATCATAAGGCCTAGCCAAGCTAAGGCATCCACCTGATCATCGTGTATCCCATTAGGGAAACGCAATAACTCAGCCACTAATGGGCCAGTAAACTGCGAATCGCTAGGCATGAACACCATACCTTGTTGCATTCTACCTTGTATTGCACGGGCTCTAGCCTCTTTATCCCTACGACCTGTTTTTAGGTCCTTAAAATAAGCTTCGTGTAACCCTCGTTCGCGGACACGTTTCTCCAAGAATGGGCCTAATGCCATCTCAATATGACCTTTCTCAATGCCAATGATAGATGGCCGCCATTCTTCGTAAAGGTCAAGTATCCGTTCTACGATTTCAAATCCGTCAAACTTACCTCTGACAACATCAACAACGAACATATTATCTTCGGCATCTACTCCTATAACCATACCTACTGTATAGTCATTGCGATCACGTTTACCAATTGCCAAATCCCACGCGCAATAATAACGCATCTCGTCCAGATCCACCTCTTCATAGTTGAAGTATTGAATCATGTCCCTTGTAAAATAATCACCGTCATCAGCCACTGGGTTCTGCTGATATAGAGCTGACCAATCTCTGGGGCCAACTGCTTTCTCAATTCTAGACAAGGCTACTTCATCGTAGCGCTCTCTATGTAACGGCTCGCCTGCTTTACGGAACTCTTCATCAACTTCAGCTCTTGCTGGATAGTTGACAACTTCCCACTGTTCGCCGTTATTGTCAGCGGCCTTTAAGAGCCGCCCCGCCAGATCATCATCATGCCAACGAGTAAGGATAACAAGTACGCCACCTCCCGGAGCAAGTCGGGTATAAGCGGTAGATGTGTACCAATCCCAAGAGGAATCTCTAGCATTTTGTGACTCTGCCTCGTCTCTGTTCTTTACTGGATCATCAATAACCAGTACGTGTGCACCCTTACCTGTTATACCACCGCCGACACCAGCAGCAACAAAGCCACCGCCATCAGAAGTAAGCCAAGCTTCCGCTGATTGGCTGTCTGGGTCAAGTCTAGTTGTGAACGCAGTTTTGTAAGTTGGTTCACGCAAGAGTTGACGGACTTTACGACTGAATCCCATAGCGAGCGAACCAGAGTACGAACAGCTAATAAACTCGTGTTGAGGGTGACGACCAAGATGCCAAGCTGGGAAAGCAACTGAAGCAAGCGTGCTTTTACCGTGTCTAGGCGGCATAAAGAGCATAAGTCTTGGAGACTTTTTCTCAGCGACATCTTTAGAGAATTTTTCAAGACGGTTACAAATGTCTTTATGGACCCAGCCTGCTTGGTAGTCTGGGTTGAATCGCTCAACGAAAGGGAGTAATCTTTTCCTTGTGAGGAACCTGAGCGCGAGTTCTGCTTTTGCTTTTTCTTCAACTGAAACCTCCTCTGCCGTAATGACAGGTTGTTCAACATCGCTTGGTGTCGGTAGTGCTTCTGCATAGTCTGCCTTACAATAAACGCAGACGTTGTCATCCCCCGAGTAAAGCGTAATCGGGTGCAACTTCTTACAACGGATGCACGTTTTCTTTTCTACCACTACTAGTCTTTTGGTACTGGCGCTGTGTATACTTTACGGTTGCGGCTTTTGTGCTCTGCTTGCATCAGTTTCAACATGTCTTGCTCGAGCTTTTTGCGTGCCTTTTTACCTTTTTCATCTTTAGTGGTTTTAATACCACTTGTGTTCGCTGGTATGCCGTACATAATTAACCCTCTGGTTCTAAGTAAGTAGTGTTTTTACCTGCTATTTCTAGCAATTCTTCGTCGGAAAGCCGCTCTAGCTGCTTAGCTGTAGTGTTTAAATTAACATTAACCTGCACAGCGCTTTCTGGGGCGTTCAAACCATGTAATTTAACAAGAGAATCTACCGTATTTTTCATTTCAGTAGCTGTAGCAGAAGCATTATAGGCTTCCATATACATAGAATGCGCGTTTGTGCGTTCGAATTTCACCTCTTCGCGCATCTGTTCTCTAAAATACTGTATAGCTGTTTGGACATCTGGCTTTTTTGAGGCTTCAAGCGCTGTACTGTAGCTTGCATACCCCGCACCGCGTCCCGCTGCTGCTATAGTCATACCACTAGTGATCAATAACACTAGCTTTTCTTGCTGTACTGTCAACGCATTAAGCGAAAGCCCCATGTAAGGTACATGAGACTGGAATTCTGTTCTAGCTGATACTTCGCTAGTGGACGATTCGGAGACCGCCTCTTCGTTTGTCGCTGAGTTCACTGCCAAGTTCGTCATCTAAAAACACAAAAATGGGTGCGTCTTCGCCTAACTCATCGAATCCGCAGCTAACTAAGAAAGGATATAGCGCATCATCGCCATATCCCGCGTCAAAAAGTATTTGTTCAGCTTTATTGGCATCATATACTAATACTTCTTTGGCCCCTATACATAAAGCAGTGCCAATTACAGCTTTGTCGAGCCCTTCTATTGCAACCATAGATACTTCCATAGTGAATCTTATCCCAACTTATAATTAATCGCAAGAATGTTCGCTAATTGTCTTAATCCACCAATAAAACATGTCGATTTGCAGACTGTGACGTAATATATTAACACGATAACAAACTAAATGGACGTTATGTGGTTCATATCCTTGATTTTGATCCAATCTATCTATAGAAGCGTTGAACTCTTTCCTACCTGACCCGTCTCTGTGGTGAGTCATGGCCACACCTGACAACGCGCACTTGCCATTTTGCTTTTCCCACAGATCTATTAAGTGCTCGACAGTTATGTTGAAGTCCATTGTCTTACTGCGATTGCTTTTAGAGCTTTGTAGTAGTTTGTTTAGGTACTCTTGATAAGAACTAGACCATTTTTTGCGGCGAGTCGCCTCTACACATTTTTTACATGCGCTGCGTAGAGCTCCTTCGGATATATTGAACTCTGATTCGGGGCGAATAACGTTGCATTCAACGCACTTCTTCATTTCATCCATCGGTCAACTATACACGTATAAATCGGTTTTGCTATTTTTTAGTGGAAAAAATTTTAGAAAAAAAATTTGAAAATGTATTTATAAATCGCTCACGCTCTATCTCCCTTCCTGTCTGGCGGTAGCCCCCAACCCCGGACTCCGGACTTGGAACCTTGTATCGAACTTGCTTCACGGAACCTTGTCCCTCAGTAACCCTTTTACTTTTAACTTCGCTCCTCACGTCGCTCGTCGTCAGTGTGTCTTATGAATTTATTATAGGACTTACTATTATGTATCTTATCTTCTTATTATCTTTCTATGTATTACTGTTTGCTATCCCGGTTTACTTATTCGGCTTAACTAACTTCTTAATCTTCGCTGGCTGTCTTACTTGCATCGCTTCATTCCTAAAACTATGCCTACATCTAACACTTTATTATGGAGAAAAATCATGAAACTATCTAAAACCTTTGCTTCTTATGCTCTATCAGCTATCAATGCTACTGAATCAGTCGCTTCTAAAGCTACTACTTATGCTAAAACTAAACTTGAGGAACACTCTAAAACTCCTTCTCTTCAAGAACAACTCGAACTATTCGTCGACAAATCAGGTATCGACAAAGATCAAGCCCGTAAATGGCTCAAAGAATCTAACCTCCCATGGAAATAACCCATCACCAGACCGCCGAGGATTTATTCCGAGGCGGTCTTCTACTCGCCAGCACGTCGCCAGCGTGCCAGCGTGCGTGCCCATTGACCTCTGTCCGTTGCCCGTTGTCCACGATCAGTGGATAAGTAACAACGAACGAGTAACTCCCAGCGTAGCAATCCCTTTAGTACACAACATATTGTGCATTGTCCCCTGACATTTGCCCGTTGTCCTCGGTCAGCGCCCGTGTGTACCATGTGTGCCATGTGTGTGTCAGAATGTGTGTCACTTCCAAACCACTGTAACCTATTGATTCATATATACTTACTTACAAAAAACTACATGTGTGCCATGTGTGTCATGTTTTTCCCAGTTAGTAATTATAGACATACAAAAAAACAATGGTTTTACTTTTTCATTTCCGAATTTGAAAAGGTGGCACACCTGACACACATAACTCTAACCCTTACAGTTACTAGAAAAATGGTGGCACACAAGTGGCACACATTCCGGCACACCTGACACACATTTGACCACGAACAACGGATAACGAACATCTGTCCTTTGTTCGATGACACATACCAGCAGCTCCCGGGTAAACGAGCTTGCTTCTTTTATACATTACAATGTGCATTAGAATATACACTCGTACTTTCAGTACTCGTGGTCAGTGTGGATTGTGAATTTATTATATATCCTTTGGAGGATACCACCGTGAATACATTTATTGTCACAACTCAAGCGTTAGAAAACTATGCTATGCCTGACATAAATCCATTGTCGGATATGCAGTATTACTTTAAATATAAGTTCGGATCTGACTATCGTGTAACTGGTTTCTTACGAGCGCAAGATGCTCTTGCTTACGTCGCGCTCAACCACTGTCATCTGAACAATCAGTATGTAACCTTTCCAACTAAAGTTCTCACCGAAGCTGAGTACAGGAAAGAGTTAGAAGAAGAGTTCGGCTTCACCGACACAGATACTCTTAACACTTTATTCAATCAGCTAGAAGAGGTGGGCATATAGCTCGCCCCTTCGGGGCTCGCTGTTATCACTCGTACTTTCAGTACTCGTGGTCAGTAAATCTTGTGAGCAATAGAGCTCATACTTTATAACTTGGAGGTAACCATGTTACATGAGAAAAACATAACGCCAACTGCGTGGTTCAAACTTAAAAGAACAGCAGTGGACTCGTACCAACATCTGCGTGATAACCCAGCAGACATTGCTTTGGTTCTTGCATCACTGTTTATATTAGACATTTCAAATACACTTGATGATATAGCGGAGGAAATATAATGAGTGAATTAGACCTTAACGCTGAGCACTGGGATCTGGTATCTGATGAACAGAAGATGACAGAACTAGCTGATCTTCAGCAACATCTTGACTATGCAAGGGAGTATGTACAACTTGTAAACGACTTTGCAGAATCAAAAAACTTAACTGTTAAACAACTACTTGGAGAATTCTAATCATGCGTAATTCATTTATCGAAACAGCATTGCAACAAATCAGTGAGTATCGTGGCTACAAAGGTGAAGTAGCTAAACACATCATGTCATTCAACACAGGTGACTACGAGACGGACTTCGAAGAAGCATTCATTGCCGCTGCTAGCGACGAGACTTCATATCATCCGCTAGGTATCATCGGCTTTCATCAGACACTTATGGATAAGATCTGTTGGAACGCTCGCAAGTTACTGAACGCTCAGAACGAAGAGTCGCCAGTATACGGTGTTGAAACAGCTGAGCGCACTGCAGAAATTGTAGGTGTTGAGACTAACACTGACGTCAAAGAAGTTATTGATCTTGACTATCAGAACCTGTTCCAATCACACGCATCACTTGCTCAAGAGATG